TCCGTGATGTTTTTTACAATCATATAAATACTCCCTTCGTATTTGTGCATAAGTTGTGGGTATGTTAGCATTTAAATATGCCATTATTTAATTTCACCCCAGTTAGCACCTGATTCGTAGTCAACTTTATTAGGTACTTTTAATTCCACAGCCGACTCCATTATTTCAATTATTTGTTCTGCTTGTTTATCAGATTCCACAGAAATATCAACTTCATCGTGAATTTGTATATGTGGTATTATACCATTTTCATATAATGCTACCATACTTTTCTTAGTCATATCTGCTGCTGATCCTTGTATTAATTTATTTAATGCTTTGTAAGTAAATGCACGTTTTAAAGGTTCATCATATTCTTTTCTTGCTTGCTCTAAAGGTAATGGTCTAAATATACCAAACTGTGTAGGTTGCCATAAATCAAAGTGGCATGCTCTACCTCCTAAGGTTCTAATCTTACCTCTGTCTTCTGCTTTACGAGTTACGTTGTCCATAAGTTTTTTAACGAATGGGGCTTTTGCGTGGTACTGTCTAATTAATTTTTCAGCTGATTCTTTTTGTAATCCAAGTTCTGACATTAATTTATTTTTACCCATACCATACATCAATCCAAGGTTAATAGTTTTGGCTTGCTTACGCTCAATCCCTGCCATATCTGCTACTACTTGGTGAAAGTCTGCATCCCCTGTGTTATAGGCATTAACAATTTCATCAACACCATCTAAGTTTTGTAACTTAGCATAATGTACTAAAATTCTAGGTTCTTGTTGTGAGTAGTCAAACGATCCCCATGTTGTTTTTTCTTCTGGAATAAAAATAGATCTAATCATCGGTCCGATTTCCGGGTGCCTCGCTGGTATCTGCTGTAAGTTTGGATTACTCATAGAGAATCTACCTGTCACGGTCCCACCTTGGTCTGATCTTATTTGATTTATGTCTGCATGGATTCTACCGTTAGAAGAATGTTTGGTAATAGAATCTATAAAAGTTGTATGGGCTTTGTTAATCTCTCTTGCGTCTGCAATAGAACGAGCCAATTCATGCGGATGGTTTTGTAAAAAGTTTTTAGTAAAGCTAGGCTCATTACTTTTTTCTGTTCTGTCATATGGTAATTTTAATTTGTCAAATGCTTTAGCGATACTACGGGCTGCATGTATTTCTACGTCAATACCTGTTAACTCTTTGATTTTACTAAGAATTTTGTTCTCTCTTACTATTAATTTTTTCTTTAAATTAGCTGCATGTTCAAGATCAACTCTTACACCTTTGAATCTCATATCAACTAAACAAGGAAACAATTTAGTTTCCAAATTAAATACATCCATAAGTTCTTGGTTATGTAATTCTATACTTAATCTTTGCCATAACTTTAAAGTAGCTTCAGCATCACGTTCAGCATATTCTCCTACATACATTGCAGGTAGTTTCCACATGTCTGCTTTAGGATTAAGATCATAACTCTTAGCCGCTTCTTGTAATACCTTCTCATCTTTACCTAGACCTACGTAAAATTTAGCTAAAGTATTTAATGCATAAGACATTCTGTTTTCATCAATCAAAGATGCTGCAATCATAGTGTCAACTATCTTACCTCTAATTTTAATACCTGCGGCTCTTAACCAACAAACATCATACATAGCATTGTGAAATATAAAGGTAGTTTTCTCTTGGTTGACTAAATCTTGAACCCACTGTAAAACTAGTTTTCTGTCCATATTACCACCACCCTCGTGTCCAATTGGATAATAGCCAGACCAGCCTTCTACGGCCACCGCAACGCCTGCAATATGCCCTTTTCCAACAACACTACCTGACCCTTGAGTCATTAAATGTGGGTCATAAGTTTCTAAATCAATAGCAACCTCTTTGTAACCTGATAAATCTTTTAATTCGTCTGGTGCAACCCATTCAGTTTCGGGTGCAAACAAAGGCATTTGGGTTCTTCTCATTTATAATCTCTCTCTTTCACC